ATTTTCAAGAGCAATGCCATCTGAATCTGTTATATGAACAAACGGTTGTTTTATAGAGTTATAAGCCATTATTCATCTCCTTTTATATTTTTTCCGGCTTGGAATGCACTTAATATCCATTGCTCCGGATTAGAAAGTTCGCGTGGCCTTCCCATAGCATTAAAGAAAGTTTTCCATGCTCGTGTCTTTGAAAATTGTTTTGCATTACCACTGTGGACTGCGCTGACAAATGCAGGTGATTTAAGAAGTTCGTCGGCAGCGAGTATTATATCTTTTTTAGCGCGAGATCCTGTCCTGACGGCGGTTCTAAATCCAGCAGCAAGACCCGCCCCCAAAAATGGAAAACCAAGTGACCTCCCAACACCTTCTGCTATCACCGTAGGAGCAACGTCTCTTTTTACAAAGTCATAAACTTTATACATAAAACTATCACCCCTGCGCAATCTATCTGCCATTGTTTTTCCAGTTGTGATTCGTTCTTTAGTAGATTTACTGATTGCTTTTGAGACACGATATAGATCTGATAATCTTTTGCGAGAATCTTTTGGTAAATTTGATAATAAAAATTTTCTGGCTTCACTGTTCTTCATTATACCTTCATACCAATTAGAGAAGGTGTTGAAATTTAATTTGCCGGCAATCGCAGATTTATTGAAAGCAGTTGCGATACCAGAAGAAAAAACATCTTGTTTAATATCTTCTGGGACTGTTTCAAGCAACGCTTTCATTTTACTCACGTCACCTTCTGCAAGTTTTTTAGTTGCAGTTGTTAATTTAGTGTTGAGATTTCCTTCAATGAGATCTCTGTTAAATTGTTTTCCAAACAGAGATGTTATATCATCTTCAATACCTTTTCTCATTTTAATTGCACTGCGGTATAGATCAAATTCTTTTACTAAACCAAACTTTTCCGCAATTGGTCTTTGATCTGAAAGTATTTCTTTATATAATTTTTTTAATAAACCACGAGCTTCATCTTTATATTCTCCTTGTTTGTTTAATCCACGACCTATTTTTTTACGAATTTCATTAACAGTGAAAAAGTTTGGAGAGTCCCCTTTTATAATTTTTAATTTTTTATGAATTTCTTTTTCTAATGGTGTTAAAATATCTCTTCCTTGAGAAGATTTAATTTTATTTTCAATAAAACTTATAATATTTGTAGCAGGTGTTGGAGTTCCGTCTGGAATACCATCTTCAACTATCTTATAAGTTTTGGTTCCAACATTATCTAATTCAGAATGAACCTTTTTAAAAGACGCTTTTATCGATTTATCCAATTTACTAAGATCTGTAGTTCCACCTATTTCAGTAATAAGATCATCAGCGCGTTTACCAATTGCTTCATAACCTTCTATCTCTAATTTTCTTGACGGCGAAGATTGAACAGATTTAATCGATTGAGCCATCTCACGAAATTGTTGATTTGTTGTAATATGGTCTGGTTGAAGATACTCATCAATACCAAGACGTTTTGCGGCAGCTATAACCTTAGGATCTGGTGCAACTCGTTCTGCTAACTCTTTTATTGCATGTTTATTTCCTTTTACTGCTTTTTTAGTAATTTCAACGATATCTTTCTTTGGAAGTGGTGTTAAAGGTTTCCCTCTAAATCCTTTATATGCACGTTGCACCGCCAAATTCCCTGCTGATATTACTTTACCACCAGCGGCAAGTGCTCCAGCCCCGCCAGCAGCCATTCCAACTTGTTCCACATCAAATTCACCACCAGCCAATTTTTGTCCGGCTTGAATAGCGGTTTCCGTTGCACCAGCGGCAAGAGTCTGTCCTAAAATCGTTTTTGTTTTTCCCGCGGGATAATATTCTAAACCCGTAAGCAATCCCCGTAATAAATCACTTTGTTGAAATCCTGGTGTGTCAATATACTCTTTACCATCTTTAGCTGAAGTATAAATATTATTTCCCTTTTCATCTTGTCGAACTTTTATATTTGGAAATAAATTTTGAATAATTTTAGATGTTTCATTTGGATCGGTAGATGCTGTTGCTATTATAGCTTTTAAAGCATTAAAACTAACTTTACCAACTTCTGGCATACTCCATAAATTAGGTAATGTCTCACTTTCTGGAGTTTTACGTCTTTCTCCCGTAATCATTTCACTAAAACCAGCAATCTTTTCTAAAAACCCCTTTTCTTCAGGTAATTTAATAACACCTTTATCAAGTGCTATTTGTAATTGTCCTTGTTGTTCCAGAGACATCTTCCCGGATCTATATTCAGCGGCAATCTCTGGATCCAAAACTGGAATATCTAATGTTGAACCTTCCGGAAGAACTATATCACCATCATTGACAAATTTAAGAAATCTCATTGCTTGCTTACTTGACAAGTCACGATTTTGGAACCGATTGTATAAAGTATTAATTTGTTCCGGCGTTAGATCTTCTGGTAATAGTTTATTTGGCATATTAATCACCTAATAGATCTGTTACAAAATCATTTGTGTTAGTGGCATCTGGTTGAACATAATCTTGATCCCAACCCACGGAATTTTCATTCAAATACTTTTCAACCTCAGCGGCTTCACTTTTTTTACTTCCTCCCCAAGCGCCACCTTTTGAACTAAAGTCAAGTTCATCAAGATCGAATCGTTCAGATATTCTCCCGCTTTCATATTCTTCTTCAAGCTCTAAAAGAGTCTTTTCATGCATCCCCATTCCAAGAGGGTCATATCCAAAAACATTCCTTGCGGATAAATTATAAGATTCAACAGGTGCTCGTAAATCAATGTAATCTTTCCTTGCACTATTCTCAGCACCTTCCATATATATTTTTGCTAACTCAGCAAACTCTTTCCTTTGACTTTTTTCGAGTAACTCTCCCTTTTCGATTTTATATCCTAAAACCATAAGTTGTCTCATAAGTCCACCAGTAGCAGCTGCACGAGCAAACTCTGATTCACGCACCACGGATCCGGGATCAAGCATTCTCATAAATCCAAAAATAAGAGCAAGATCACCAACACCAGTTCCTTGTTGAGATGATGCAAGAAGTTTATCGTATTGTTGTCTCGCAACATAATAAGGTTGGATCTGTTTTATATATCTATCATAATATTTAATTTCTATATCTGTTCTATCTTTTGTTGAAAGATCTCCAGCCGCGGCCAATTCATCTCGAATCATCTGTGGGCGCAAGATCTCAGTTTCAATTTTTGCACGAGTTAAGTCTGTTTCGGCTTTCCATTTTTCAATCATAGTTAAGCCTTTATTCTGTTCGATTTCCTGAAGAGTCATTACGCCCGGATGAAGTTCTTCAGTGCGTTTTTCTTCACTCCAGATATTCAATCCTTTTAATGTTTCAAAACCACCAGGTAGTCCTGCAATGATAGATGCCATTGAATCAACACCGGCTGCCGGATCTAATTTAGCACTTTCAGCCGCAACCCTCATTGCCTTTGCTTGTTCATCATTACTTTTATCGGTGTCATTCTCATATGCTTCTGCTCTTTCTTCTAACAATCTAATTCCGACTTCTGGTTTTGTTTTAAGAGCATTTATGACTTGTCCTGAAAAACTCAACCATTCCTGCTGAGCTTCTGTTTTCATATTAGTAAATCTATCATACATCTGTTTAGACATATCAGGCATAATCGCTGCCATTCTGTTAGATAATCTAAGGTAATCATCTGGTGTTGGGTTATCACCAAGAGCAGATACGGCTTCAGTGATTTTTGCCTGCTGTTCCGTAGCAGCTTGTTGTTGTTCTCTGGCGGTTCTTCTTGCAGCAAGAAAATCACCAGTTTGAAGACCCCGTGTAATTCCTTCTGATGGTGGTGGTATATTTAATCTATAATCAATTGACATTTTAAAATCCCCCTCTTGGCCAATCAGCTTCATCCGCAGGACCAGCTGGCCCCATTGGAGTTGATGATGGTAAATAATTATATCCATCACCAGACCTATTTCTATTTCTATTTTCATAACCAGAAGTTATTATTCCAATACCTTCAGTAATTCCACCAGTAAGATCTATTCCAGCTTGACCACGAGCAAGAGCTTCACGAGCTTGAATATCTCCTATTCCAAGCTGTATATTACCAATATTTGCGCCAGTTTGTAATCCTGCCGCGCCAGTTCCAGCAGCAGCATTTTGACCCGCTGTTCTTAATCCGGTTAATCTTGCAGATTCTCTTTCAAGATATTCTTGCAATAAATTTGGTCTAAATTCAGCGAGAAAACCCTGTGTGTTACCACCTCTTAATCCACCTGTAGCAGAGGCATTAGCGAGTATCGCTTTCTCACCTTGACTCGCTACATTTTGAAATCCCGGAGAAGATTCAATAGCGGCAATCGCTTTTGCCTGTGCTTCTTGACCATTAAGACCGGATAAATCTCTTTCTCTACTTAAAGCATCTGTCCCGGCAGAAACATAGGGACTTAATAATTCTTGGGTTCTTTCAAACTGTCTTCTATTCTCAGAAATAGCCGCTTCACTTGCTCTTGTTTGTGCCCCAGCAGCCGTGGCTGCGGATTTCTTTTGAGCATTTGCATTAGAAACGCTGGAAAAAATAGTGGCTCCAGCAGTTATTCCAGTAACAGGATCAGGCATTGTTTACCTCCTGTATATAATTTTTAAAATCTTCTCCATACAACTTCATAATTATATGAGCATTTTTTGTAGCCATTCCATGACCGTGAACAAGCGCGTAAACAAATAAAACAACATCATAGAAACTTGCACGCCAAGCGAATGACATTTCATCAGCTTTTCCAGATCTTTCAACAGTGTCTGATGCCTGCCATTTTAATATTGCTGTTGCCATAACAGGCCACAATGATTGTGAATGTTTAAAATAGAATGTATTTTGTGGCATTCCAATAACCATATTCCATATTAAAGAATCAAGATCATCTCGTTTCACTTTATCACCGTCTGCATAATCATCAAAAGTTTGAATAGAAGTCCAAACCATCATAAGCCAATCAACTGCATCTTTTGGTAAAATGAGTGTTTCTTTTAAATGAAGTTTTAATGATTCATCATGTGTCATACTTTTGCCTTCTTTACATTTAAGACAGCTGACGGAGTTTCCGGGCCAACTGACGAAATTGGTATTGCATCAAGATAAACACTTATATCTTCAACAGCAAATACTAATTCATAATAATCATCTTTTTCCAATTCAATCTCATGAATAAATGTTAAAACATCACTTCCAACAACTTTTTTCACAGCACCAGTATTCGGAACATCAACCCCATTCACTCTTGCCCAAACAGTAATTACTCCGGCATCTGATATAATTACTGTTGGATCAACTACAGTAACTACTGCTGAAATAGGATCTGGAGTGACAACAATTGAGCCAAGAATTACTGTTGGATCAACTACAGTAACTACTGCTGAAATAGGATCTGGAGTGACAACAATTGAATCACTAACAGTAGTTTCACGATCACCATATCGATGATCTCGTTTGCCAGCTCCTCTATATCTTCCACCGCCCATAATTTACCAATCTATTCCTACAACACTATCAGGAAAATCACCTGATGATCCTCCAACATGCCAATATTCCAATACATCAGTAGTATCTCCACTTGTGTTTATAATAAATATTGAATCACAATTGGATGCTTTAGCAGCATGAGATTTAGATCCTCCTATAATTGTTAAATATATTCCCATTGTGTCAAGAACTTCTTGTGCCACATCTCCAACACTGGCCAATATTGTCGTATCTAACTCAACATAATCGTTGTACCATGTTCCTGCAAAAAAGGCAGAATCGCCACCAGTTGGATAATAAATGATTTTAACGACCTGATTTCCGTTTTCGGTTAATGTCGGCTTATAAGCCCAGTTTTTTGAATCGTCCGAAAAGACCTCAACCATGTGAGTTCGACCTAAATCCCAACTGGTAGAATCATCACCAATATAAATTAAAACAGAATCACATGGGATTGCTTTATTAAAAGTAATCCATCCAGGCACATTATCAACTGATCTCTGAGCCACAGAATTGATTATAGCCAGAAAACAAAGCATAATGATGATTATTAATTTTTTCATTTTATCAATCCCTTCTAAGCATTAATTTTTTATTAGTTGGTGCTTCGGCCTCTTCTAACATCAGTATTGCACCGTCACCCGCTAATAAAACAACTGTATCAGCCTCATCTAATACCGTGCTATCCGATTTCAATCTTCTATAATAATTTGGAAGCGTAACCACTATCCCACTACTTGAATCATAAACAGAGTTCCAAGCCCATTTATATCGACATAAAACTAAGGCGTTATCAAAATATCTCCCTAATATGTGAACCTCATGGCTTGTTGAATCGGTAGCGTCAAAAGAAAAACTCACGCTATCATCTAAATCAAAATACGCTAAATTTAAGGTGTCGTTTGCTATTAATGGATCGCCAATATCAAATTTTACTGCTTCTGGCATAGTGATATCCCTGTTACCATAAGAGTCTCCATCTTTCCCTATTCCGTAATAAATTCCCGGCCCTTGTATCATATAATGACTGGCTATTGTATAATTATCCCATCTTTCCGAAAGCCAATCATCCTGATAAAGTTGTTGCAATAACAGGCTTTGTCCCTTTGCCGCCGCAACCAGTGGGTCTAATAGCAACCTTCTGTCAGACCCATTAACATCCGCAACCCATCTTGCCCCACCACTTTCCATATTAGACCAACCTTCAACTAATTGATAGTGCATTGGAGAAGTAGTTGAATCATCGTGAGGCCAATACTTTCGGATAGATGCTAATGCTCCGACATTTCCACCAGCTAAGGTATCAGGGCTATTGGCGGCGACTAATGTATCCCTAACCGCTCGACACTGTAAATTCCAAGACCAAGAATTTTGGAAGGAATCAGCTTCCTGCCAAGTAGAAGCATTATCAATGAACCACTCTAACTTTAATCTTTCAAGACCAAAGAGTCCCATGAATCCCCAGTCATCTCCATAATAACCATTACCACTTTTTGTAACAACATCATTAAATATATACTCTCTATACATCCTTAAAAAGATACTATCCCGCTTATTATAATATCCACTGTTTAAATCAAATCCCCATAAACTTAATATCCTTGAATGATGCGGAAAAGTAGCTGTCGCATCTGAATTATTATTAGTGTCCCAAACGCCATCGTCGTCGGTATCATTTGCCGGATCCCAACCCGGAATACCTAAGTCGCCAGATTCATCAGTTATATAAGATTGCCCAACGACATTAACCATACTTGGCTGAGTTGTCCCGGCATCAGTGCATCGAAGTCTGACCCACCAATCAATCAGTGCTTCATCGCCAACCGTTCCTGAATCAGTTCTTGACCATTGTGCTGTTGTCGGAACCGTCCATTCAACTTTACCATCTTGAGTCATATCACTGGTGCCGTCTGAAATACCAGATAATGCCGACCAAGTAGAACCATTATAATATTCCCATATCCCTGCCCAGTCAGCATGAGCGGGAGTTGATAAATCAAACGTGGCTTCTTTGAAACGTCCCAATGTTCCTAAATAAAGACAGTCATCATCGTCTTGACAAAACGCTTCATTCCCTCCGGTAGTATAGGCCGCCACAGTAATGTCCGTAAATGACGGAACTGAAGCATCGTAAATAAAACAACCCTGTCCATTATTATCAATAATATCTACCCCAAATCTATCTTCTGTTGCGTCATCAATAGTCCAAGTTACAACCTCATTTGTCATTACTCCATCAACAGCATAATGATAGCTTACACCTTCAGGGTCAAAATCTCCAGCAACACTTCCTTTATACAGCTCATTGTATATATGGCCTGATGCAAACATATGGTCTGTATAATTAGTAATTATAATATCGGGATTGGCGTTTCTAATCGAATCAATATCATCTGAATTAGTAGAAAATACTACCCAATCAAACGCACCTACACTATCAAGAGTTAATTCTTGGTGAGGATGTGGCTCATCCCATCCGAATCCAAGACAGTAATGCCAAGTATTTATATGATCGCCCGGTTCATCTATGGCAATCGCCAATATTGGAATTAATAACAATATGTATAATAACTTTTTCAAAAATGAACATTCCTTAAATGAGTTTTCATAACATGTTTAATTATTCCAGCAACAACTTGATAATATCCTATATTCCCTGGCGCAGTTGAACTGTCAGCTGGTATATAAACTTGAACCCAATAAACTGAATCAGCGGCATCTATCATCGGGGAACCATCAGCAAGTCTATAATCATGCACAATCGAATCGAGAAAACCATAAGATGATTGGTCATTAAGATTTGAATCGGGAATAGAATAAGCAGAGCCAGAAATAATTAAATCAGAATTTGGATCATACCCAATAGAATCATAAGCATTATGTTTAAATTCATCACAAACTATATGTGTTGAATCGTCTAAGGTAATATCACTTCCAGCACCTGCAAATGCATTGCCAATGATATCCCATCCACTTATAGTAAAACCACTGGCATCAGGCGGACTTGGTGATCCCCATTGCATTAATGATATTTCACCATCCTCAGATGCGAATGTATTATATAAGACTGAAATATTTGGATTTTCACCATCATCACTACCATCAGAATCAAAATAAAAGAGTAAATGTCCCAATGCACTATTCGTTCCATAAAACTGATTATTCTGAATGACAGTATTGTCACCATCATTAGGGTCATAGATTAATCCCTCGTGCCTTCCAAAACCTATAAGATTATCCTCAATCATTCCTTCTGTAATATTAACTAAACTAATACAAAAAGTAAAAGTATCAAAAACACAACTCCGGATTGTTAAAGTGTCAATATCATCAGCATCAATCCCCAATCCAAAAACATAGTCATTTGTAAAATTCCCATTAATACCAACAAAGGTGCAACCATCAATCGTTAATGAATCAAGTCTTTGCACACCTAATAATGCCCTTTCTCCTGCGTCCTCTACGTTCTCTTGGTTACCTATAAAGTCACAATCCTTAATAGAATATCGAGTCTCAAAATCTCCTTTAATACTAACAACAGGCCAATTGGCATCTTCATACATAAATAAAGAACAATTTAAAAGGGTATCGCCATCACCGCCGGGTGACCAGTAAAAAGCTGAATCAAATATACAATTTTCTATAACTACATCACTTGCAACCGTCCAATAACTTAACCCCGGATAACCCGTTGTATCGCCTAACCTGCGAAATTTACAATAACTTGCATTAAAATGAAATTGATTATCGTTCCACCATATTACAGGACTTGGACGAGCTTCTTGTCCTTCCATTCCCATAATAACTGCCATCGTTGACCAAGAACCACCGTCAATAGTCACTTGTGCATCGGCACCTGCCCCTCCATCACCATCACCACTAATACTGTAATCAGATGAAGGTCTATCAGCTAATTTCCATAAAGCAAGAGTGTCGGATGCACCTAATTCTAATGTTCCACCATAATCAATGTCCCAAGGATCTCCATCACCTTTATTGCCTAACCATAAGTGAGCAATATTTGCTCTTGAATTTCCAGTCCAACGTAGCACTCCATCCTGTCTTACATATATAAATGAACAGGTTGTATCTGTTGTGCCTGCTTGCCAAGAGCCTGTAATTTCTAAAGTGTCATCGGCTTGAACAATAATAGTATCCTTCTCTGCTGGAGCCATACTTTGAATAGTCTGATTAACGGCATCATTACCATTAGTTTCAGTAACAGTTGCAAATGCAAAAATCGGCATTAAAACCATCGATAATATTATTAATAATTTTTTCATTGTATTATTTCAATCACCTTTCCACTCCCGGTTACTGGTGACCAGTAAACCCTGGCATGTAACATGTTGGAAACAAATCCACTCCACTTATCAGGTGCGCTTGCCTTAAATCCAATCTCTAAATCATCTATATCGGTTTGTCCCCAAGTTCCATCAGGACAATCAATTAATTGATAATAGACAGTGTAAACATCATCAAGTAAAGAATCATTATTCCAAAGATTGCCATAAGAAATGTCTGCTCCATCATAAAAACGCACCCTTGCTGAATCTATATTTGCATTAGACCCGCCCCTATTCACCGAGGCAATAGCCTTTACGGAATCAATCGTCCCGTCAATAGTCGGGGCAGTTGTTCCAAAAGAAATAATAGCATTCTCATATCCGGCTGAAAACGCTTCGTATCTTTGAATGTAGTATAACTCTTTTGTATCAAGTAATTCAACATTTTCATAAAAATATGTTGAGCTAAAATATTTATCCCAATCTGTTGTTGTTTCATCACTGTCTGGTCTTAAAATGACAACATTTTCCGATACAGTCAAATAAAAATCAGGAACTACAATACTGCTCAGAGCATCATCGGCAGGATCAGGCCACTCAACAAAAGGCTCGGCATTATTTTTATGTCTTTCATCGCCAACATCACCATTCAAATTCCGTCCAACATAAAACGAATGGCTTACCCAATCATTAGCTTGTAAAGCAAGCCAATAATCTGTATTAGCTATTAATGTGACCCCTTCAATCGCCCCTAATCGAACCCAAGAAACATTTCCTATGCCAACAGGGGGATCGCCTATCCAAGTTGAATCTATCGGAGAACCCGGGAAGCCACTATCATCATCATAAAGTCCTAATTTTACATTAACATCATCATCAGAAGCATAACAGCGTATATTAAATGAATCTACGACTACATCATTATCTCCAACTGTGACTACAAACCAACCCATTTGATTAGCGTAATTTGAATAAGACGAATTTTCTTCTTCACTTCCTATGTAAATAAAATCATCCTGTCCCAATAAAACAGCGGGTATCAACAATATTAATAAATATTTAATCATTTCCTAAAACCTCAAATCTTATCCATATTGTTACTTGACGAATATCGTCTGCGGGAAGATCAACAGCTATAATATTTCCGTATTCAATAGTATGGGCAATCGAGCCGGATGCCGCCTCGAATGATGTTGATGTGGCAACTGTGGCAATCGCGCTTTCCGAACCCGATGAATGATCCATGTTTGTCCATTCTTCAAAATCACACGAGTATGAAGTCGAAGTCGATGTCATTACACCAATGGAATCTATAATTATTCCCCCCGGATATCGACCTCTAATTGGAATTTTAATAGTATCGCATTCTAATAATTCAGGATTATCAATTTCAAACAAAAATGTTTTATATCTTTCTGAAAATATGAAATCATCAGTTCCATCAGTGCCTTCAAGCATATCATCGTCAGTATCTTGAAATATCTCACCTTCGTTAGTTGGAGCAGGAGCAGTTCCATTCGGTATTTCAAGCGAAGTTGCACCACCAAAATCAAAAACTCCTGTTCCAACATCACCATCGTTTAAAAGAAAATCATTTTCAACTCCAATAGTGCTTCCGGTAAGGGCTAAGTGATCTCCAAGAAAATCAGTAATTTTATCATCACTAATCATAACCGTGTCAGGAATTATATTAATCACATCAAGAGTATCGCATGTCGTTTTGCCCGGCTCCCCAACGGTATCAGCCAAAACTTTAAATGATAACCTGTTATCAACTCGCATTGTAACAGCATCATTGCCATCATCTATTTCAATTCTTATTAATGTATCGCCATTAGAATGTAAATAATAAATTGTATCGGTGTCGATTTTCCAATACGAACTGTCAGGAAAAACGGAACTTAATAAATAATTAGATGCCGTGATATTATCAGCAACTTCATCATCAGCCCAAGGATAATTGGTATTGATCCAATTACCTATGATTGTAGCGACATTTGGAATATCATTTGTTCTACCCGCTCCGAATATATAAATATCTCCCTGTGAAACATTAACTCTGGTAACTTCACCAATTTTTTGGATTAAATCAGTGCCAGTCGGTTTTGTTGTCGTCCATCCACCAGTGGGAGCTACATATACAGGATCGCCTTCAGATAAACCATTTGTATTCAACCCTCCCATTTTACCATTGAACAAAACATAACCACCAGAACCGTTGGTAATATCATGCTCAATTAACCCAATAGCAGGCATCATTGCAGCATTATCGGCCCTTGCTGAATCAGCGTTAGGCAAGTCACCAGTCGCTCCAGAAATATAAACCGGGGTTCCCATATCTAAAGTCTGTCCTGTCGCATTGTGAACTTCAAGCCTTACTAAATAAGCGAGTATATGGTCGGCATAACTGGTGTCATTACCAATAACCATTGTATCAGTTTGATAAAAATTGCCACCAATAATGTGACCGTTATTCATATTAATAGTTGCCCCGCCAACCATTGTTCCACCAGATTTAAGTAGAGCAAGAGCAAGACTGTCGGAAAGTATTTGAGCGGTAGCATATCTTTCTGTTGGATCGGCAGAAGTTCCGTGATACATTTCTCCAACTACAAAAGTTGATGATGTGTCAATATCATCAAGAGTAATTGTCTGATCTACAATATTTCCAGTTTCTACGGTATTTGCACCAAGAGTCGAAGTCCCACCAGAAACAGTAACGTCCCCTGTAACATTATTTGTAAACAACGCCGTTACATCAGATAATCTTCCTTCAAGCTCTGCTTCAGTAAAAATAGCTAAATCACTGGGTAAACTAATCGCTCCACTTTTTATATGAGTAGAATCGATTCGGTCAGCCGCTAATGAAACAACACCGCCAGAAGTATCAAAATCTGAACTGCCTTCAAATCGAATATAAACGGTATCTCCGGCTAATGTTACAACAACGCCGCCCCAACCAACCCAGCGGCCAAGTGAATCGGTTAAATTCCAACCTCCACCGCCGCCAGAAGCGTTTAAGACGGTCGTTGTAACAGATAAATTAGAACCTTCAAGATCAGTAATTTTAACACCATTAAGAATAAGAGTATCAGTATATATCGTAGTCACATCAATCGTGTCCGAAGTAGTTGTTCCTGGCCCGCCAACAGTATCAACATCGATTCTATTCACATCAAGAATATCATTTTGATTCATATCAAGATCACCGGTCATGCCATCACCGGTATAGTGCATATAATTCCAATATCTAACATCAGACGAATCAGTTGGTGGAGAAAAAGTATGTGATCTAACTGCAAAAATAACAAAAAATGCAATAAACAATACCACCATAACCAAAGAAGATCTTTTACTATTATAATTCACATTTTCTCCTTATGACTCATTTAATCTGATTTCACAATTTCGTAAAGTTATTGATGAACCATCACTAACAGCGCGATTACTTTGTAAATCAAAAAAACCATAAACTTCTCTATTCGCAACAGTTCCATTATCATCAGTAAGCACGGCATACCTTGCTCCATCACCTGATGATGGAATAGTTCCACCAGATGCATTCCACACAATATCTTTAATTTGAATCGATCCTCTATTATTTGTATCATCTTCAGTTAAATTATCAAAATCAGTAGCATCTGGAGTTAATTGATATCCTCCAGACGTATATCCATTCCCAGTATTAATTTCTGTAAGATCTGACATCAAATTCGTATCTGCATCCGGAACATTAGCTGACGTGATTAATGCAATATAATAATTAGTTACTAAAGTTCCACCTTGAAGCGTTATTTCTAAATACCATGTTTTTCCTTTATTTGTAAAACCAGGCATTCTTTACTCCTTTAACTGCAAGGTATATTTAAATTCATATGTTCCTGCTTCTGAAACTATAATTCGAGAAGTATTCTTTGTATCAATTTCTACTCCACGAGAAATTTGTGTATTATCAAAAGTTACCACAGTTGGTGTATTTATTTCAGATGCAAATTGATCTGTTGTATCAAAAAAAACACCTTTGTTCCTACCTTTAAACAAATTTTCAAAAGCTCGAACCAATCGAGGATCTTCAAGAAATTTTGACAATTGAGATTCTGTTGGAACAATAGGTCTTACCATTAAAATGCCATCCCCTCAAGTCTTGCTTCTAATCCAGCAATAGAAATTCTTGCTTTACTGGTTCCTTGAAATTTTTGTATTCTAAAATTCTGCATTATTCCTTGTCGAAACCATCTTATTTTTTTATTTCTCTCACCTTGTTTTCCAATACCAATACTTTTTGGCATACTCCATACTTTTCCATCAGTTGAATATGATGTTGAGATTTTAGGATCATCTCCTAAAACAGATTTTCCAGATAAACAAATAAGTTCTAATTCATGGAAAATAGCATTATTCGTACCATTATACATTATTAATGTTCCAAATTCCCATGTAACTTCCTCACCCCAATGAGAAGATATATCATAATCTAATACTCCAATATTGGAATTTATGGGGTGACCAACGATCCATTTGTCATAGCACCACACCATATTCTTAGCAAGGTATTGCCCAATTTCATTTAATCCAGATGTTAATTTAAACCACACAGGAGTTTCAGTTGCCTGTGAAGTTGTTGCATCATAAACAAGAGTTTGATCCGGAAGATGAATATAAAGCAATTGATGACCTCTATCAAAACGAGATTCTAATAAAACATCTGATAAAATTTCTTCACTATATCCATTCAAAATTATATCAATTTCTCTTGTCGCTAATTTTGATGACTGCCCATTTGCACCTATCCATATAGAAGGAGGTTCATTTCTATTACTTCCAAGAAATGCAATTCTTTCAAGAAAAACACAACATGCATGAGTTCCAATCACACCGCGATCAATATACGCACCTTCAATTGGTATAAATGGAAAACCTTTTCCACCAACATTAGTAAAAGGTTCAATTGTATATCTATTTAATGCATACGGTTCATCATGTAATTTCAATAAAGCTAAAACAGGATCAGGATCAACTTCTGAAGAAGCATAATGTTTCGGATTAACTGAAAAAGGGTCATCTAAATCAGTTACAACCAAACTTTCACCATCAGTTGTCATAAAATATCCGTCAACCCATATAAAATCAACAACATCACCAAGATCCGGGTCTGTAACTTTAGTCAAATTCCCTGCTCCATCCCATAAATAAAATTTGTTACTCGATGCAATTCCTAAATAATCAAATGAATAATCAAGTGTAACTTGTCCTTTACCACCAACTGAACCAAGATCAACAACAGAACCATCACGATTTACTAAATTAAGTTTCTGACCGGAAACTCTATAACAAAAACCATTCCAATTAATTCCACCACGATCTTTACCTGATCCAAAAATCCATGGCGCAATACCTTCAGCTGGACGTAAATATCCATTTGAAATTCCATTTGGTTGAGCCACAGGAATTAAATTCCTCGGATAAGAAATCCTAAAATCAGAATTTTTATCCGTAAAAACTCCATTCATAATTGGGATCTTCATTATCCGATCCTATACCAAGTCGATGTTATCGAATCAAATTTTAACCTGAAAAATTCATTCGCTGCAGCAAGTGTAGATGGTTCTCCGGTCACGGTTGCTCCATTACCATCAACAACTAAAGTCGTGACAATTTGAGTGCAATTAACCAAAACTTCTTGTTTATCAACACAATTTGCTACTGCGGGTAGAACTATTTCGCCATCTGCATAAGTAGCCACTGGTGTCAAAATTAAATGAATACTTGCACTGCCGTCTGTTATCTGCACGGAGAAGGCTGTTGCTGATGGAGCATTATACTGTGTTGTTAAACTTGGAAATACCAGTTGATCTTGCAAATATTCTGTCAAAATTGTTAATGATGCTTTTCGAGAATCACTATTGCTCACATCAAAAATAATAATATTATCACCAGCTTGCAACGAATCAACTGCTGTTAATTGATTTATTTTTAAATATGCCATCTTATATACCTTTATACAAAAGTTCAATTCTTTTATTATAAACAGGAGTATCAACAACACCTTCTGCGTCTTTAATGCTGTCCCAATGTATGAATCTCATTCTCCCAAACGGAGGCAAAACGGTTGCATCAGCATCGAGTATATCTTCTTGAATTACCCTTCCTATATCAAGAGCAGTATCAATTGGAATTGTTTTCCAGGTAATTCCATCAAAAGACATCTGTAAATCAATAAACATTGAATCATCAACAAAATTAGTATCTTTTGTTCCTGATATAACATTCACCAGAAAATTAAAAAATCTACCAATCATCCTTAACGAAGGAGAATAAAGCGTATCGATTTTAATTGTTCCACTATCATCTGGCATGAGAGTGTCCCAATAAGAAACAGAAAATCTTCCATCATAATCTTGCGCAAAAGAAATAGAACTTAACACCAAGATCAATAAAATAATTAAAAATAATATTTTCATCTTATCTCCTATTCAAATTCTATCGTATTGTCGTCACCAGCTTCTAATCTGTCAGATTGTCTTGGATAAAATGTTCCAGGACCATCTCTCCATCCTTTTTGCCCCTGTCCAGTTGGCATTGTTTCCGGTAATTGTTTTTGTCTTGGTTTTGCCGATAAAGCTAACAATCCATCGTAAGCTTCTCTTGCTAAAGATTTTGTATCTGAAAAAGCTTGTTTACCAAAATTTGGTGCAAGTCTCACTGCAAGATTTAAAAATATTGCTTCATTAGCTGAATCCAGAACACCAGTGTCTTGATCCAAATCACTATTCTTTGGGTTTGATGGGATTGGATATCCAATTCTGATGCCAGCTGCATTCCAAGTTGCCATCATTGCATCCAAACGCTGCATTGCATCTTCAAGTTCACTTGGATCTAAATCAGCAAAATAACTGGCTAATCCAAGTTCACCATAAGCTTTTTCAATAAATTGTCGCTTTGTCCACGGCATATTTTAACCTTTATTTTTTTTTGCCTGTCTGCAAAACTTTTTCTTTATTATCAAATTCTTTTTCTTTATCAGAGAGTTCTTTCTCTCTTTTTTCAAGATCTTTTAAATTTGAATCAAGTTCAACTTGTTTTTTTTCAAGTTCTTTTCCAATTTGTTTTACATCGGAAGTTTTAACAGGTTCCGGTGCAGTAGAATTTTTCTTTGCTTCAACCGGGTTTCTGAACCATCCCTTTTTAAGATATTCTTCAATTTCCTTTATAGGAATGACTTTGGTTGTATAACCACCATCCTGAAGCTGAGTTGGTCCGGGATGTTTATAAACCATACTTGTTTGTTTACCAGTTCCACGTCCTACAATAATTTTAGCCATTTTGTTTTCCTTTTCAAATTATATCAAGAGGAGTAGAAATACTCCTCTTGATATGTTAAAGTTTAAGTTTGATTAAATAATATAATACCACACATCTCAGGATTTAAACAAACTACACCATATAGTGTATCAAGTCGATATTTGTTTATCGCCGTATTGATATCATATTGTTTTGTCAATTTCAACTGAATTCCCTGTTCCGTTGTTCCAACTATAACTCCTGCGCCAGAGCCAGTCGGAATAGCCAAACGTCCCGGAAGAATTTCTAAGGCATTTTTACGCCAGAACGGATTGATCTTCGATGCCGCAACATTCAAAAATACCAATGCAGCATCATCAGCAGGAACAGAATCAACATTCTGATATTGTGCTTCTGCATCAGAAGTTCCAGCATTAGCAACGATGGCTGGTGATATCTTAATCACACCATCATCCCCTGCACCAGAAACAATGCTAATAATCCGAAATGTTTTTAACTGACCAGTGCTCAACTTTGTGATATGATGCACTGCATAAACACCCGCGATTGTGAAACTATCACCAACAGCAACTGCGCCTGAAGTAACAGTAATAGTAAGGCTTTGATATCGATTATCAACATTGACTTCTCCGGCAGTTGATGAAGATTCGCCACCAAGAGGAGTATGATCCTGATCCGCACCATCAACTTGCACTGTAGCTCCTGCAGCAGCTGTGCCAGCATTGGCATAATCAAGCTTCCACGCATCAAACCCGGCTACACGTCCAACAAAAGCTTCTTCATAAGCCTTTAATGTCTTAGGTGGTGCCAAGGTTCCACGACCACCAAGATCTGCGGCCATCAAGTTATAATCACGAGTTGATAAAGCAATAATTCTGTCACCCGTTGACACACCCTGTTCATTCATTAATGCTTCACATTCAGCAATATCAGCAAACCCGGCAGCAGCTCCTGTCCGTTTAACAACCAAAGTTCCCTGCGCCGATGCAAGATCCAATAAACTGACGTTAATGTCACTGGCAAGTTTCTGTTTCGCAGCGTCACCGAAAAGATTATTTTGCAAATCATCATTTAGTTCAAGGGCATTCATCTTCCAGGCAACAGTTCGATTAATGTTGACCTGAGAAGGAACAGACAACTGAGTTATATCAGTGAAGTTCGATGAAATGTCGGTTCCGGCAGTTCCATCAAACGATTCAGCAATATACGTTATTGGCCGCCAAATTGTATAATTTGACCGTTCCATGTTGGTCATATCGGTATTATAATGGTTTACATTACGAGTCATTACGAGATAATCATCGAATCCTAATACAAGATCCTCAAACGCAACGACCTCTTCTTTACTAAATTCATTGGCCAAAATTGGCCTCCTTTATCCAGTCGCTTGCAGTTTTTTTCTATACGCAACGACCTTTGTATTATCACCGGTCGTTGCAGCTTCTGCGCGCAACTTATCAAGTTGTTCATCCTCTCCATCGGAACCTGAAACGGAACCGGTTGCACCGGTCACTTTCTTTTCCGGAGAAGTGGTAGGTTTCTTTGTTTCCATTTTTAACTGAGCCTCCAACTGTGTCATATCACGAATAAATCGTGCTATGTCTTTTTCTCCGGACAACTTATTAAGTTGGTCCGGGTTTTTACCCAAGTAATACATAACTAATGCCGGATCTTTTGCAAGTTTGACGATCAGACCTGATTGATTTTTAGTAAGATTTTCAAGAGCGATGTCTTCTGCTTCTTTAAAATCTTTTAAACGAGGAGTCAAGGCAGACTTTTTCTCGTTATAATTATCAAGCTGTTTATTCCAATCATCTTCCTGTATTTTTTCTTTTTGTTTCTCAGCATTTTTCTGTTTTTCATACTCATGAGTTTTTTTAAACCATTCACTCAACTTTTGTTCATATTCAGCTTCACTGAATTTGGAACTTTCCCAGGTTGGTTTTAGTCCCGGATCTGCGGGTAATTTCGCCGCTTCCGTTTTTTCTAACTGAGCATTCAGTTTACGAATCTTTTTCAACTGATGATTATTGACCTCTCGAAGATGTTTTATTGTTCCAGTTTCATCAGGTTTTTTTTCTTCTTTCTCACCGATGGTGACAACAATTTCATCCTCTTCCGAAGGTTTATTCTCTTCGGTTTCAGTTTTGATTTCTTCCTCAGAAGGTTTGATCTCTTCTTCGGTAGTTTTGTTCTCATCACTCATTTTTCTCTTTTCCTTTTTCTGCTCCCTCTTCGTCCTTACGGTCGATTTCAGAAAGCGTTTCAATATTTTCAACTTCCATTTGTTTTATTTTTGCTTCCATTTGTTTTATTTTTGCCTGATTAACTTCAATATCTGAAGCCGCTTTATTAGCATTCGCTTTTGCTTTTTCAGCTTCAGCCAGTAAAAATTCAGTGTTAGGATCTGGTGGTGCAGTCTCAGCTTCTTTCTGTAAGATGGCTTTTTCTTCATCAGTCGGAGGAATAACTTTCATCTTAATTAAATTCATTCTAAAGAAGTCTCTTACATTATCAACACCCTCGACATCCATGTGCATCATTATCATGTGACTTATAATTTTAGCTATTTCAGGATCTTGTGTATATTGTAACATAGCAATCAAATCATTGACAGTTGAGTCTCTTTTAGATCTTGAACTCGGACCAACATCAGCAACAACTTCATATTTTGCTCTGCTAATATTATTTTTAATTAATTCTTTGCCAGCCTCATCATCCATATTTTGTTGATTAATAACAACTTTTGATGACTTACCATCAGAACCAATAGATTTCATCTCACGACCGGTTTCAACATAAATCTCTCTTGCCATACCCTGCCAAATATCACCACCACGTTTAATGCCTTTGGACATGTTACTTAAATAAATAAAAGTCTGCATGTCCAAATTTTCTTTGACTTGTTCTATTACTTTACCGCTAATATTAGAAACAACCTGCTCGGCTTTTTCCTGATTTCCTGTCAATTCTTTCAAATCGACTTCAGTAAGTGCAAGCAATTGTGCAAGTGCAGGTGGTATATCCGGTGATTTAGTATATTGCACTGGACCCAGTGGTTGTTTTATACCATCTTTATCTTTTATAGCATCAACCATCAAATATGGAAAAACTAATACATTATCCTCTTCCCACATATTTTTATGTCTGGTTATTTGCTCCGGTAGAAAGATCGGTTTTTCAACACTGCTATATGCAGCAATCTCAGCAAGTTTACTAAACTGCATATTTTTTAATCTCTGCGAATCTTTTGCAAGACGCACATGCCCCATGCACCTTTCAATATTATCAACAAACCACCGTTTTCCATAAACAGGAACAATAGGAATATTAGGCCCTGCGATCTCACCCTGATCTTCTAACACTTTAATCCCTGACATCAAATATTTATGCACCCGGCGAATCTTCACTTTAGACGTTTTAACTTTTTTCGCGCCAGTAGCTTTCAAAGTAACTTTTAAATCAGGATCGTTTTCAAAATCAATTTCCCGATACTTAACCTCTTTATCATCAAAATATCTATAAGTAAATACATCAATTATTTTTTCTTCTACCTGATATTTTTCGCAAACATAAATAAAATCTTCATTTACCCAATCAAATTCATTTTTTTCAATATCCTTATCCCACGAAGAAGGAATTCCTCCTTTGGGGTATTGTTCCATATATGAATCATGAGTCATTGAATATAAAACGTAACATGACTTGGCATCACTTTTATCTTGTCGTTTTGCATCTAAATCAAAGAAAACACAACTATCAGCATCATAAATCGGTTCAATGGAAATTTGTTGGTATTCATTTTCATCGTCATACTCATCTTCCATGTGTGACCGTAAACGATAAGCACCCATTCCTCCCCCGACAGCTTCCTCAAATGCATTGTCATATGCTTCATCAGCACCACTGTCTTTCTCTGTGGCGCGATAAAGACCATCTAAAATATCAGCCAACGCTTCATCACCAGATCCGAATTTATCAACAAAATCGACTGTAATACGGTTATTTCTCCATTCGCTTATGATACGGATTACGGACAAATGTATCTTGTTTACTTCAAATCTCGGTTTATTTTTAAATTGTTTACCAAGTTCATCTTCCCACTGTGCCCCTGCAATACTGTAAAAACGCCTGTCCTCTAAACACTGCCTTCGTTCATAACGCACGGCGGATTGGATCTTATCAAACTCTTTTATCGAATCAGAGTGGATCTTTTTTAATTCATCGTTAGTTTTGGGCACTTTTCTTTCCCCAATAGTTTTTTGTCGGGTTTGGAAGAACTATAATATTGTCCGGGCCTGATCTATCTTTACGCCTGCGGTCTTCATTTCCGTATCTGAGTGCGTCAATAACATGATTCTTTTTATCTTGTAAAATATTGGTTACTTTTCCTGTCATAGGATCAACTTTAAAACTATATGATATCAACTCATCAATCGTATTAACACATTTTGGATGCACTATAATATCATAACTCTTTAAAAACTCAATACCATCCATCACTGAATTTCGACCTTTAGCCGCGGCATAAATCTTGGGATAACCGTGATTTAACATGTAACTTATGGTTTCCGGTCGTGCGCTGTCAGCAACTATTGACCATTTTTCAGAATCTGTTATCTGACCAAATAATTTTGGTGTATCATTAATTTCACAACCGATTTTATATGCTTCGTCACAGATATAAAGTGTGCGACCGATAATGTAAGATCTTATAAGAACAGTTGGATCATTTGCGAATCCCCAATCAGCACCCTGATCGAACATTGCATCCGGCGGTATTGTAAATTCTTCAATTATCCAATTTTTAAAGACGCGTGCTTCGGAATTTTTAACATATCCACCCATCCAAATATGGGAATAAGCATCTATATCTGTTCTTTTTTTAAATTCCATCTCTCTTCTAAGAGATTTAGGAAACCATGGATTATCCGGATAGTTTACTTCAATTACAATAGCATCATCTGGCAGGATTTTACCTCTGAGCAATTTATCAATTGGATCTGTTGGTAAATAAGGGTTCCATGAGAACCATAATTCTGCACCTTCTTTTCTGGCTGTCGGTGTCAAAAGTTCTAATGATCTGTGTTTTAAAGACTGAGCTTCCTCTACCCAAAATATATCAAAACCTTCAAGTGATTTGATACTGTCTGCTGTGTGATCCTGTAAACCTTGGAAGTGGATTTCACCTTTTCCCACTTTTGATTTGATAATAGATTGTTGGACTTCAAAATAATCTCCTACTTTAAGATCTTCAATTTTATCTTCAAGTAGTCTCTTGACTGAGTTTCTAATTGAGGATTGAAATTCACGAATACAAATGCATCTCAAGTTTGGTTTCTCAACCAACATCTCTATCATCAGTTCGGCTAAAAACCAAGACTTCCCTCCACCACGACCACCATGTATTCCTTTGTATCTGTGTGGTTCCAACATTGGAAGCATTTTACGAGTAATTGGTATTTGTAATTTTCTTTTGGCCATAATTTACAATCCAGTAAAAAGTCGATAGGGGACCCTATTTATTTTTCTATCAAAGGAACTTCGACCCCGACCCCCGTCTCCGAATCACCGATTAATTTATCTTTGTTTGTATCAACGACAATTCGTTCCACTTCATGTATTACTTTTAATGGTTGATCCTTATCACCTGCCAATTGTAATCTGTCTCCAAACTTGTCAGCTCTCACCTTTGACAATGCCCATTTGATAACATCCATCTCAGCACGCTTATTGTTTACTGCTCCATTGTCAACATCACCTTTGGAATTGAGTTGTGGCTTTTGACTCGATAATTCCATTAATTTATCAAATAAATTGTCAGCATATAATGATCGCGCGCGCTCGTATTGTTCTTTTGTGTTGCTGTCTTTGACTATCCAATTCCATATTGTTGATTTATTCACCACCAATTTATTACACGCTTGATTCAATGACATATCCGGTAACATTATTATAATCTTACCAACTATCTCCCGTTTCTCTTCATCTGTATATTTGTTTGCCATACATCATATATAATAATTCAACAATAATTGTCAAGAACTTTCTAACCTTGCACGGTCACGTGAATCTCATAAGCACTACATCTCCCAAATATACCCAAAATCTAAAGTCATGTGATGTCGTGTCTCTTATAATACCTAATATATATTAAATTAATATATAACCCCTAATTAATATAAATATCTTTTAGTATTATATGAAAGGCGACTTTACATGACTTTGCTCAAAACAAGGAAATATTTTCCCTATTGTCACGTGAAGCCACCACATAACAAACAACACCACTATATATAAACCATCTTTCTCCCTCATTAACACAAAAACATTTCAATATTAATTTAATTCTACACCATTATATAATTATTAAAACAACTCAAAATAAACCTTGACATTAATATAAAACAAGTTTATATTCACCCTATGTTATTCAAATCACAAGACAAAAGAGAGCAATCGTGCAAAGATAATCTCACACGTGCAACGCAACACAAACACACTCAACAACTTAACAACATCAATTATTTATTTTGCACGGTTTGCGTTCAATCGAGAAAGAAATTGTGCAAACTCCCTCTACAACTAAAACAAGCACAACAACTTACAAATAACATTTATATATTCAATATTTGTATTGTGGTTTGCTCATTATATACGATATTATAGTCAAGCAAAACAAAACTCTAAAAGGGAGATACAATGAGACTTGAATTTGCCAATCTTAAGTTGAGAATAGCTTTGTTGTTTATGACTTCAGCTCAATATATAAGTAATTTAAAAGTTATTTCAAATAAAAGTTCTATACAAGATCGATATACTCTTGAGAGAATGAATTACACCGCATTATTGAATGATATTAAAAGATATGGTTTCAAGTATAGGGTCTTTGGTTTCCATAAACAAATTGAAATAGTATAATAACCTTTAAAAGATGAGGAGTGCAAATGAGTGAATCAGAAAACGTGGCAATCATTAATATTCAAGATCAAATTGGTTATTAACCTTTAAAAGAGAGGTAACAAAATGAATTATCAAAAAGCCGACAGCCTATTAACAGGCCGTTGCAAATCTTTAACTATGAATAATAAAGAAAGTGAGTAATAAAATGGGATATTCACAACAAACAATTGCCGAATTATTTAGAGACGGTAAGACAAACAAAAATGGCAGTAATTTCTTTTCTGAACATGATGCAATCTATTCTTACGGCCATCATTTTCCATTGGTGTTTAAAAGAGAATGTGGTGCAAATCAAAAAAGTCATAATGAATGGTATTTAATCAATGGTGATAAATACAGTATAACAACAACGCAACATCAGTCAATCATTCATTCTGTATTTATAGAACAACCGACAACATCATTTTCCGCATTATCAAGAGCCGGTATAAATCCACAAGAATGCAATTTGATTGATTCCGAATCGGATTTATGGTATAATGAAAGTTATAACGGCAAATGGCCGAATGACAAACCAATTCCACAAGGCACAAGTATAAGCATTAAAAACGCCGGGACTGAATCAGAATACAGAATGTTTCATCGTGCAGGCTGTTGTTTATTAGAGCAAGACGGAAAATACTGGATTTGTGGAATGGACGAAAACAGTTATTTTGTATCACTATTACCAGACAAAGCGGAATCAATCGAATCGGCGTTTTTAATGCTTAAACCGTTGCAAGTCCAACAAGCGGAAAAAACAAAGCCAGTTTTGAGGCAAGGCGAATGGTTCTGTATTCCACTTGAACACAAACCAACATTAAAAAAGAATTTTAATCCGTATTTTATATTACCAGAGCAAGATGGCAAATCATCAAGCCATATAGCCACAAGAGGGATTAATATAGATGATTCTCTTTTTATATTTGGCACTCTTAGGCATTCAAACGGAGATCATAAAATGTTGAGAATGGATAAGAATATAATATATCAAGCATTCAGAAACACTGCCATAATGTCATTTTCTGAATCTGGAGTGGATTGATGATTAAATTACATAAAAAGATAACAAGTGCCGTCTATCGTTATTTAA